TGGCTATGCTAATCTCAGAGGCGTTAACACTAGCGCTATATGTAGCGGTATCATTAGTTTCAACAGATAAAGTTCTTCCAGGACTTGTAGTCCCGATACCTACGTGGCCGCCAGCTTTAAATGTCAACCTTGTCGCAGTTCCTTCTTTTATGCTAAAATCACCACCTGACTCGTGAAGGTATCTCCAAAAATTACCACTGCCATTTTTGAAATACAGTGAAGGCGAAGCACCTGCTGAACCAGAGGTATTCTCTAAATACAAAGAGTTTGTTAAAGGGTAGCTTGACCCAGCTGAAAGCGGTAAAAAGGGTCCACCTGTAATTGCAGTGCCATCAGCCCAGTCAATACCTGTAGCTGTTGATATTAAGACCTGACCGCTAACACCTGTGTTACCATTGCTGTCTATTAAGTAATCTGCTGAATATGTTTTTCCTAATCCCATTTAGTATGTATTTCTTACTATGTTAACCCATTCGTATGTTGACGCGCCTGTTTGCATACACATGTCTGCGTAGCTTGCGTCTTCTGCTGTTACTTCTATTGCTGATACATTGTCTATATCAAAATCAAAATTTGCATAACTCCCGTCCCTTTTAATTCTTAAGACTGCACTGCCAACTGCACCCGTATAAATTGAGTACGAACCGACACCTTGCGAAATGTTTACCGAGTAAACATCGGTACCCGCTAAAATTTGTATTCTACCTGCAACATATCTTTTCACATCTAAAGTAATTAGATATTTTTTAGTAGCGGTTAAAGCATCTTGTTGTAAATAACTATTTGTATTAGAGCCGCCATCATCAAAAGTTGCAACACCGCTAGCTATAGCAACATCACCTACTTTAGTCCAATTACTATCGGCAGCAAAATCTCCGTTCGTTATAATATTTGTGCCATTAACCTCTACATACTCCGTATCAGTTCTGTAGCGCATTGTACCTACTTTATCTGCTGAGGCGGCAGCTGTGTCATTAGACATCTGAATACCGCCCGCAACGTGTAGCATTGACTTAGGGACAGTTGTTCCTATGCCAACTTTACTTGTGTAATCAAAATGAGCAATAATTCCACCACCATCACCTAATATTTGTACATTGTCATCACCTTTAATTTTTAAGTTTAAACCGTCAGAGAAAACATATGATTGAGCACCTGTTCCTGAAGATGCAGATGAATCTCTAAACCAAATTCTTTTTCCATCAGCTTGTGTTATATCCCCTGCAAAATTTGTGTTTGCCCCAATTTGAGTTGAATTTAGTACTCCTCCAGCATAAAAATGGTTTTCATTATTTGCAGCGGAATACATAACAAAATCTTCATTAGCATCAAGTGATAAATACCCTTGCTGTGTGCTTGAAGTACCATCGTTGTTGTAAAAACTAAGTTTGCCGCTTCCAGCGTTTGTCTTTTTAATTCTTACTTCTGCTGTTGCATTTTCACCAACTACTATTTTAGTAAGTGCATTTATATCATCAGTAGAAGTAACTTCACTTGCAAAAGTTGCGTTATGGTTAGCGTCTATAACTATACTATTGCCAGCCACCGTAGCGACTCTACCAATAGCAAAATTAGTTCCCTCTGCTACTAAGTAACCATTTGTATCATTATCTCCTATTTGTACAAAAGCTCTGTTTGTCCTAGACATAAACTTAGCCACAGCACTTGCACCACCTTCGTGATTAACAACTAATTGTGCAGTAGCCCCAGATGTTAAAGCCCCAGCAGTAACATCCCCTGCAAAAGTTGCATCACCATCACCTTGTAGTTGTATATTAGTAGTACCTGCTGCGTTCCTTACAACTATTGCATTATCACCATCTGTTTGTGATAAGATGCCATAGTCGGTCGTGCCGTCTTTGTCTACTTTTACACCCCAATCACTACCGTCGTTAGTTACTAAGATACCAGCATCACCAGTACGATTACCTGTGTAGTCAACTGTTAAACCAGTGCTAGTAATATCACCTGCAAAAGTTGCGTTGCCAGCGGTTGAAATTTCCATTTTAACATTAGCCCCAGAATAAGCCGTTCCATAAGCTAATGAGTAATTGGCAGATTGATTTAAACCTGCCCACCAATAGTTACTACCTGTTGATTGATTACTGTATTTAACTGCTACTTCTTCAGCAGTGGTTGTATCGGTAGACTCTAATGTTAAATATACATCTGCAGTTTTTTGTATTGCAACATCCCCTGCAAAAGTTGCACCGCCTGCTGTATTTAAACCTACTCCTGTAGAATTAACATCTATATAATAAGCGCTGTTTGTAGCTGAATAAATAGTATTAGCATAAATACTACCTGCAAAAGTTGCGTTACCATTATGAGCTAAAGTTAAAGCAGAGGATGCTTGTCCTGTAGCAAAGTTTATATTAGATGAGCCAGCTGTAGCCGTATTATTTATATAGCTCCAGTTGTTATTGCTACCATCTTTATCGTTTTTAAGAGCTATCCCTTTTCCTGGTAAGTTTAATGCTGCATTAGTACCCGCATATACACCTGTACTGCCCACTCCTACAATACCAGAAAAAGTTGCGTCTGCACCACCAGTTTGAGAAAGTCCAGCGTCTACTGTAACTGCGCCATTAAAATAACTTGTACCGTCATTATAAAAGTCATATGACGCATGCACTCCCGCGCTTTTTACAGCAAACTTACCAGTAGCGTTGCCCGAGGCCATTGCAACATTGCCTGCAAAAGTTGCGTTTTGAGAATTATCAATAGACAATGCTACAGTGCCGTTAGCACTATTAAGATGTGTTGCTATTTCAAACGTAGGTTGCCCATTATTACCCAGCCTAGCTCCTCTTAAGGATATACCGTAATTATCAACAATAGAAGTTCCTAAAAATATAGAAGATTTGCCCGTTGTGTCTGTGGTGGCGGCTGGTTTTAATCTTATAGCAGAAGTAGAACCAATGTTAGTTGTAATTTGGTTTTGGGCAGATGTTATTTGCCCTGCAACTGTAAGATTATTTGTTAAATCCCAAGTGTCATCTGCATCATCAAATATTAAACTTGCTTGTGTAACACCATCGCCTCTGTATACACTTATACCAGATGTAGCTGCTGTCGCAGTATCTGGTGTTCCCTGTGTGGTATTAAGCTGTAGTATATTATCTTCTACCTCTACAGTCTGAGTGTTTAATGTAGTGGTTGTACCATTAACAATTAGGTTGCCAGACGCAGTTATATTCCTTACGCTTAAATCTCCACTTGCTGTTATATCGTTGCTTGCGACTAAATTTCCCGTTACAGTAACACCTGTGCTTGTGGTTTCAAACTTTTTAGAGTTGTTATAAAATAATTCTACATTACCACCGTTGTTTGTATTAATGGTTTGACCGCTACCATCTGCATTCTGTAAGCGTAAATTGTTTGCTCTTATATAAAGGTCTCCAGTTCCTACTTCTCTTATATAACTATTACTTCCATCGTGGTAGATTTGAAGGTCTTCTCCAGTTCCAAAAAGCAATCTACTGCTGTCAGGAAATTTAGTATAAAGATTTGTTCCATCCGCTGAACCACCATCTAAATAAAAATATGTAGTAGTACCACCAGAACCATCATCACTTTTAAATACTATGTCCTTATCGTTAGCGTTATTTTGTATGATTAAGTCGCCAGTATCATTAGATATTGAAGTATTAGTACCATCATGGAAAAATCCTGCGTCACCATTAGAACCTACTTGTAATGCTACACTATCATCAGCTCTGAAATTTCTTGATACTCTAGTTATAGCACCACTACCATCTAAATAAAAATATGTAGCATACCCACCAGAACCATCATCTGTTCTAAATACTATATCTTTATCATCTGCTTTATTGGTAAAATATAAATCACCAGTACTATTTTCAATAACAGAATCTGTAGCGTTGTGGTAGATTTGAAGGTCGTTCCCGTTACCGAATAAAGATTTAGTATTATCGGTGTGTTCCACGTTAGCGGTGGCAACAGAAACACCGTCTGTAACCCAGCCACCCGTTATGGTAACGCCCGTGCTTGTGGTTTCAAACTTTTTAGAGCCACCATAATATAACTCTACGCTGTTAGATTGATTCATGTTGACTAATAAATTGTCAACTGCATCTTTAAAAATTATATCATTACCGCCCTTAATAATTAAATCGCCAGTTCCCGTATCATTTATATAACTGTTAGAACCATCATGGTAGATTTTAAGGTCATTACCACTACCTATTCTTAATTCTACGTTATCAGATAACTTAACGTTTTTAGAAAATAAATTCGCTTCATTAGCGCCATCCAATTTAAAATATGTAGCAATTCCACCGCTACCGTCATCACCCCAAAATATAATATCTTTATCGTCAGCATAGTTTACAATATTTAAATTACCTGTTTGATTTTCTATAAAACTATCTGTTGCATTATGTTTTAGAGTTAAATCATTTCCTGTTCCTATTTTTAAAATTTTATCATCTACTAAACTTACATCCCCTGCAAAAGTTGAATTACCACTCTCAATAGATATAGCGGCAGTTGAACCGTTACCGTCTGCGTAAATACTAGTTACTGTACCATTATCATGGAAAGCACCTCTAAAAGTACCCGATGTATTATGTAAATAATAACCACCACCAGCAGTATCTAATCTAACTTGGCTACCAGCTACGTGTAGTTTTTGAGTAGGACTAGTAGTCCCGATACCTACGTTGCCCCCGTTTAGATAAGAGTTTCCGTTAGTGTTTAATTTAACTTTATTATTATTGCTTGTATCGTATCCTAGATACTGAGCGTCTCCATTACTAGTGTTATATAGTATATGTAATCTGTTTGCATCATTTCCTACATTAGCCTTCCCTACTATAACACCTTGACCAGCACTTGTAAAAAACGCATGTTGCGCTTGCCAAGTATTCTGCGCTTGAGTTCCATAACCACTAATAAAAACGTCCCTGTTTGAGGTGGAATAAACTTGAAGATTAGCCCCAGGACTAGTAGTACCGATACCTAGCTTTCCGTCAGACTTCATAGTTATTTTAGTGCTGGCTCCATAGCCAAACGCTAAATCTGTTGTACCATAAGCAGATATATTAAAATAATCACCACCTGCAAAGTCTCCGTTTGACCCATCTAACCAAATAGTTGCACCATCACTATACTCATTAAATGCAATAGCGGAGCTTCCGTCTTTTACTCTAAAATCACCACTTACATCTAGTTTGTAACCAGGAGCAGTAGTACCAATACCAACGTTGCCTGTAGAACGCTGAAGTGTTAAAGTATTGTAGTAAGACCCTGCACCTCCATACTCTCTGTCAATCGCAAGATTATCACCAGTATCAGTACTTCTAAATACCCAGCTTACATTACCAGCATCGCCTTCAATAGCAAAAAGACCTGCCCCAGCTGTGTCGCTAGATGTTCCTATAATGTGTAGTTTCTTTTCAGGAGCAGTAGTGCCGATACCAACGTTGCCATCTTTGGTAATACGCATTCTTTCTGTATTACCGCCTTCGCTAACGCCAAACCAAATATATGGAGTACTGCCAGTACCGCCTTTCGCAATTAGTCCAGTGCTTCTGTTGTCCCCGTGAAGCAGTAAACCGTTTTGATAAGCAGCTCCCTGCTGATACTGAAGCCCTACAAATCTATCGTTACCCCAAGTTGTAACAATATCTCCATCAACATCAAGTTTTTCTCTTGGACTCGTAGTCCCGATACCTACGTTGCCAGCTGCTGTTACTATCATTCTTGTTACAGAACCAATGCCAGCGCCACCACCTGTTCCTCCCGATAATTTAAGTAGATACTTATCAGATGCGTTTTCTGTAGAATCTACAGCTATACCATATCCGCCACCGTGAGACATATAAACATTTACATCCTCGTCAGCTGTGGCATTCTGGAAAGAATAACCCCACCCTGACTCTGCGGACAATCCGTGAATGTGATAGGCTGGATTAGTTGTTCCAATGCCCACTCTTCCAGCAGAGGTAATACGCATACGTTCAGTACCTCCGTTTGTTCGGAAATACAAATGCTTATCAGTACTTGCGTAAATATCAGCTAATGCTGTTCCTTCAGAATAAAACTCAAGAGAAGCTCCGTGTCCGCTAGCAAATGTTTGACCTTCTATTCGTACTTCACCCCATCCATTATTTCCCTTTACGTGAAGCTCTCTTGCTGGACTAGTAGTTCCAATACCAACCTGTCCACTGTCTTGTATTGTCAGTAATGCGTGACTTAGTTGGGCAACATCTGGGTTAAAAGTTGTGTCTGGTTTATTAGCTACAATCCATTTATTACTGCTTACATTATACGGCACACCAGTAAACCAAGACTCATTTGCTTCTGTGTTGTAGTGGTATAAACCTTGACCCCGAGAAACCGCTTGTCCTGCTTGTAGTAAGATTGAGCCAGGTGCATATCCTGTTGCAGTGGTATGACTAAACTTGGCAACATAATCATTAGTAGTACTAGCAACGTGTAAGCTAGCTCCAGGACTCGTAGTTCCAATACCAACGTTGCTCTCTAGTATATATGAGCTATTTCCAGCTGCGGATAACCTAACTTTATTTACACCAGAATTAGCCCTTAAAACTAAGCTTCCGTGACTACTTTCTTGCCCTATTGCAACTACGTTAACGGTATTCCCTGAGTGCGTTAATGTAATCTGGTCAGCTGTGCTGCCTGTAGATTTTACATTAAGTCTAGCCCCAGGACTAGTAGTACCTATTCCTACTCTATCATTTGCTGCATCTACATATAGAACACCAGAGTCTGCATTTACACTATTGAGAAACTTTATTGCCATAATATTAACTTGTCTTGCAAAGATAAAAAATAAAGGGGTAGCGACTTTGCGCCACCACCCCTCTTTAAATAATTATTTATTACTGATTATGCGACACTTGTCACTAATACTCTGTAAGCATTAGAAGCAGGTGCGGAAGCAAAAACTAAAGTAACAGTATTTGTGTTAGTGCGCTCTACGTCTGTGAAAACTGTAGCACCGCTACTCTTTTCGTAAACCTGTACAATTACATCTAATGTCCCTAAGCTGTGAGTAATAGCGTAAGAGGTAGCACTTGCGTCACCAACATCACCCGCAAAGTTCTTAGCATCGTAGTGTGCTTCAACGCCTGCTGCGGTAACCGCACGAACCGTATCTGTACCTGTAACAACCTCAGCTGTAGTAGCTAACTCAACAGCACCTTTCACCGTTGCTGAAGCGTCAGCAATAGATATAGCAAGTGCATTACTACTAGCGTCAGTAGTAATTGTAGTTCCGTCACCTTGAATAGTTAGGTAAGCAGTCTGTCCAATACTCTCAAGACCTGAGTTACCTGCAAATTGTAATACACCCAGTGCTGTAGAAATGTCCAACTTCTTAACCTCGCCAGAAGTATGAAGAAGGATCTCAGAAGTTCCTGATGTAGTACCAAAGTCAGCAAGGCTACCGATATGTAGTTTCTGATTTACTGTACTCCAGTAGTCAGCACTCTCATCCCAAATGAAGCTTACGTTGGCAGCTGTACCACGCTCAACCTCAATACCCGAATCCTGTGAAGGAGCAGCATCACCAGCTAAATTACTATTCAGTAGAATAATATTATCGGCTAAGTTGATGGTTTCGGTATTTACAGTTGTGGTCGTACCTGTAACTGTAAGGTTAGCAGTGATAGTTACTGTAGTGCCATCATCTAGAATACTAGAGTCTACAAACTGACCGTTAGTATCGTCCCACTTCTGTAGTGTGTTAGCAGTGAAGTTCGCATTGTTTTTTAATGCTACCGATACAGCTCCGTAAGTACCACCACCAGATAAACCAGTAGAAGCGGTTACAGCTGTAATGTCTCCCTTCATACTCTGCCATACAGGTCCAGTCTCGTTAATACAAACGTAGACTTCTGTAGAAGAGGTGTTGTAATAAATCTGACCCAGTTTAGGGCTAGAAGGTGCAGAAGCGAGGTTGTGAACGACTACGTTCTGAATCTCATTCTGACTGAGGTTTATACTATTTAGGTACTTTATTGCCATAGCTAGTTAAAATATGCTTTTCCAGAAAATGCTCCTGAAAAGGTTAGGGTTACTGTGTTATCATCTATATATCGTATATCTCCATACACTACGTCTTCTGCTGAGTCTACTACTACTGCTGCGGGTCGCTTACCTAAGTTATGCGACACTGTCCACGTTGCTGACGGAGAACCTTGTGTATGCACATAGTTCTTATCGCCACCACCCTTAAGACCGCGAACCTCAAGTTGATTCTCTACAGGTTGCTTTATAACCGTGCTTTTATTATACCCACTCTGTTGAATAGATACGCTAATAGCCTCATTATTCTTTACGGTTATATTACTCACTTACGTCTTCGTTTATTTTAAAGATTCCATACATCCATGTGGTTACCACAGCCCCTTGCGAGGACTGTAAGTCATACACATATAAACCACCCTCAACCGCTTTCATGACAGCTGCTGAGGCTGTAATAGTTAGCAATCCGTTGTTGTTGCCTGCAAATCCAAAAGAATTGGCGCTATTATCATTAGAATCACCATCAAGCAAAGATGCTGATGAAGTGTCAGACTCACGAACCTGCATCATCCAGTGATATCCTGAAGACAAGTCAATAGCTACGCCATCTTCATCTTTAAAAGTAAGCTCTAAAGTAAACGTGTCACCACGTCTAGTAGTAACATCTACTCTGTTTGCTATGTCTAAGTTTATGCTAGTTGCCATATTACAAAGGTACTAATTTACTGGTTATCAAATAGTTGCGATAGTAAGTCTTCGCTTTGTTCTTCCGTTAACTCTCCTCTTTTTCCTTGACGCTGAGAAACCAATTTTGACTGTTCAACCGCTTGCTTTTTTATGCGACTATCTTTTGCTTTTTCTCTTTTGTCTTCGGCGCTTTGTTGAAACCCATATTGACGCTCAAGATTAGAATCACGAGTTTGAGACTTTATTTTCTCAAGCTCCATCTTATACCCATACTCTACTTCTAGAAGTTGAGATTTTACTTGAGCTTCTATCTGAGCCTTCTGTGCATCTAATTGAGCCTCCATTTGCATCTTCTGAGCTTCCAACTGAGCCGTGACTTGCGCGGTCTGTTGGTTAGCTTGAGCTTGCATCTGAGAATTTTGTTGAGCCATTTGCTGCCGTTGCTTAATACGCTTTTTGCGTCTAACAACTAACAATCGCTCCGCTTGATCTACATCTTTTAGTCTACGTATAGCCATTGCATCTTCAAGGTCTAACTCACCTTGAGCAATTGACTGCTGAATGTTCTGCTCTAAATACATTCTATCCTCATCGTTCATGTTTGTTACAACACGAACCCCAAAGTTATACATAGGTAAGTCCTTGAATGAAGACAGTATACTCATGTTTGTTTCACCTACTGCTTTCTCATAGACTCTATATAAAATAGACTCAGGGGGAAGTACTTGTAGACACTTTACAATGTCTTCACAAACTCTTTTGTATAGTACTTGTGATGCGTAGGTGATGTCGTATATGGCGTTGTTAGAAGCTGATATAGCTTGTTGTCTAACACCAACGAGGGAGTCACCTTTAGGAGTTGATCCATCAACAACCTCATTAAGACCCGTAGTGTCACGAATCATATTAAGGTATTGATTGTATAGTCCAATGAGTTCTTGGATGTTACGTATAGCATTACCTATCTCACGAACAGGTGGGTTTTGGAATCCTCCTTCTGGGTTCTTTGAGCGGTAATAGAATACACCTGTTTGTTCGTAGATATCTTGAAGCTCTAAGGGTTGGAGTTCTCCACCTCTTCCTAGCTGTACATTCTCAAGACCTTCAATGTCAATAATAAGACCATCGGGTTTTGCTTTAGCAATAGATTGCTGAAGTTTCAAGTGAGCTAGTTGCATCATATCCGCATACTGCTTCACACTAGACACCATACTCTTAGGCATCATCTTACGCAAGTTAGTAGCTATAACACTATACGACATACGTGTTCTTGATATGTCGTGCATGTTACGAGGAAGGTTCTTTTTTAAGCCGTAGCTGAATATATGTTTTGTTCCTATAACGTGCTTACCACCATAAACTGTAGCATGTTCCATTTTATGCGCTTTACGCTCAAACACACTACCCGAAGGAACGTGTACTTCATTTTGTCCTTTGTAGTAGAAACCAACATTTCCAAAACGTGATTCCTTTTCCTCAAAGTATAAGCAGTCTGTAGACATGAACTCAAAGTCCAATACCTCAATAATGTATTCATCATATCCGAATACAGTTTTGCTCATTGTTTGGTCGTAGTAGCTATTGCCTAATTTGGTAGGGTCGTTAGAGTATCTAGTCTTTACTTGACGAGCCATCTCTTCGTATTCCTCTTCTTCAAACTCATTACGTGAAATACGCTTGAGTTCCTCAATGGTCATTCTTTGTATATGCCCCGCATATTTTAAGTCCGACATTGTAGCATCCTCAGTTTGAGAATGGATGAAGTATTCAGGATCAACATACTTAGTTGCTAAACCATAGTTAGGGTCATTATCGCGCTTAACTACAGCCATACCTACACTCACTAAATCTTCTACAGCTCTACGATATGTCTTCTCTGGGAAGTCATTCCACTGTAGGGTTAGGTTTGTAGCTATTTGCGCTGCAATCTCAGATGCAACTTTAATATTAGTATCAAGAAATATCTCAGCTTCTTCGGGGCTATCGGGTAGTTTATCTACCTCAATGCCTGGGTTTAATCCCGCTTCCTTCATTTTATTGAAGAACTCACGATTTTCAATTCCCGCTTGAACCTCAGCTTTCTTGCGTTCCTTTTCTGTTAGCGATAGTGGGTCTACTGCTTCTAAGTTTGGATATGGTTCACGTGATAGAATCTTATTGACTACAATCTTTACGAACTTAGGAATGATGGGTACTGGAGACCAATCAATGTTTAGCAGTGTACCATCCCCATTGTTTGGGTCTAATGAATTAAGTACTTGCTTATATTTAGATGTATCTTGAGTCCCATTCGCATAATCTCTATTGGTATTGAATTCTTTCATTCTGCGACCATAGAGAGAGTTAGATTCATTTGAAGAACCCCATTGACTTACGATAGCACGAGCGTACTTGAGTCCGTAAGACTTGGCTGACTTTTCAACAAATGACGCTAACGGGTTTGGAAAGCTTCCGTAGTTCTTTTTACTTGACATATTCAGTATATTGGTAAACCCACTTTTATGCAAATATACTAAATACCTGGTAGCTAATTATTTAGAACTCTCTAGGCTTAAATCTCCTAAAAAATACTTTATCGCTTAGGTCACTCTTCTTTACTTCCTTAATAGCCTTCTGAGACGCTAGTAAAGCAAGTCCTGCAGATATAGTCATATCAAACTTTGTACGGTCATCAATATTAAAGCCAATCCAATCTTCTAATGTTCGGCTAAAATACATCCTTCCATAGCTACCTGTATCATTGTTTAACCCTACATGTTCGTGTACATAAGCCTCAATCGCTTGAGCGTGAGCTTGTATAACATCTTTAGAGTTTGAGGGTATACCTTTTGTCTTAGAATTATGTGCTGATCCTGGCGGAGTCAAGTGTTCAGGTCGGTTCATAACATATTCATCATATCCACGAGCTTCAAAATAACGTACAATACCATACTTGTTATTCTCTATTAATAATGGATATCCATAGAATACTGATGCCATTAATATATCTTCATAGAAGATTCTAGCAAGGGGTGGGCGCTCGGCATACTCCGCTACAAATATATTTGATGGGTGCTGCATATTGAACTTATTGTAAAAATGACATGCACCCTTAGAACCCCTTCCGTCTACAGTCTTATCAAGGTCATAGCTATCCACTCCCCCCACTCCTATAAGTGGATTTCCTGGATGGTACTTACCATGTTTTGACACTTTACTGTTTCTTGTTCCTTCAGGGGGTAACCATGAAACACGCCATTTTCCGTTCTTATCGGGTGACCATACAACCTCGCTATCTTGGACTCCATCCCTCCACATAAAATTACCACGTATCACAGGCGAAGGATAGACCTCTTCATTATGTGCTATTTGTTCGTATATCTTACCGATATTGAAATGAGAGGATTTGGTAGAGTCGCGGAATGCTTCGTCTTCTGAAAACGGAAACTGACGGATAACCTCATTAAGTTCATAGGGGTCTCCCATCAATGCTTTACGCTCATTGTTGAGGTAAGTCTTTGCACCTATATCTATAACTTCTCCGTCCAATCCTTCCACGGGTTCTTTCGGGTCGTCAACAACAGGGTTTCCGTGTTTATCAAAGAATCCCTCAAGCGCGTCATATGCAGGTATAAATATTTTATACAGACCGCTTTTTGTTCTTCCGTTGGAGTTCCTTTCATAAGGGTCTGAGTTGTAGTACAACTTTTTAAACTGTGCGCCACCACGGTCTAGCGGGTTTACTGTTGAACCGACCAATGCCTTTCCAATCACTCTACGACCTACTATTAAACATGTTCTATGTATACGCCATACATCTTGAATATCTAATGGTCGCTCCCACTTTCCTGCCTCGTCAAGATACAACATGTGGAGCTTCTCCCCATCGTATGCGTTAGCAGTAGTATTCTTCCAATTGACGATAGTATCTAATGCTTCACCCTTATGCGAAGTCTTGTTGTTCTTGGTAATACGCTTTGAAGGCTCACGGAATGCAAGCTCCATGCGAGGATTTGTTGTACCATCTTGTATAGGCTTAAAAAAGAATGGATAGCTCTTGAAGATAGGCACAACCTTCTTCATGAATATATTCTCTTGAGCATCCTTACCCGTCTTAGACATAATACCTAAGAGCTTCTCTTTTACTTGAGTGCCTTCATCAACCTCAATACATGCACTCATATTGGTATATCCCGAACGTCTACACTTAGTGTATATCTGACCTAGTGATCGGGAGTCAACCTCACATGCGAGAAAGTGAGTAAATAGCTTACGCTGAAAATCTAAAAACGATGGGTAACCTATATCAATTTTACTCCATTGAAGCATCATGTAGTGGCGACCCGTTAGGTAAGTGGGCTTCCCATTGTTATAAAACCATACCCCATCACGTCTACGTGTAAATTCTTTTTGAATATATGGGGTGTACTTAGCTCTAAACTCTCTTGGGCTTTCCGCCCATTCATCCATAGAACGGATGGTAAGTAGGTCTTTAGGCATTGGAGTCCTACGCCAATACTGCTCCTTCTTAGGTAAGTCGTGAAACAGTATCTCTTTATCTTCGGGGACTTCGGGAAGTTGAATGCAAAGACCAGAAATATCAATAACCTCGCCACTCGTATCGTTTGAGCAAACATTTACTACGGGGTCTTCATACTCCTCTATATCAACTAATCCTGCCATTACTTACTAAACCTTTCCGCAAATCCCCCTGAGAAGTCATTTTCTTCTGACATGCCACCGCTATCCTTTAGGGAGCGTATCATATCTTCCAACCTTTGCCTTTCTTGTAGAAGTTCGCGTGCATCTGTTGCCGTTTGCTTTATAGACTGTAGCTCCGCCTTCCGACCCGAACCATTAAGATCAGGATCAACAGGTTTCTTTACCTCTTCAATCATATTGTTGATTGCTATCTCCATAGCTCCCATCAAACGTTGTGCAGCATCTAGCGATGTAAACTTCTTTCTACCCATTACGCACGTATAATAAGTCATCGTTCTTCATTCTCCAAAGCGTCTCACCCTTCACTTCCATAGCGTAGTCAGAGTGTTTAGAGAAATAGACCTTATCCCCAACGCTTGCGCCTAGATAATTTAAGTCGGTATTTGCATATCTAATGAATCCGTGGTCAGCATCCTTATCTTCTTCTAAGATGATGATACCCTCTACTATCTTCTCAGTAACCTTTTGAGGCTGTTCTACAAAAACCCAATCCGATAACATATGGATTTCACCATCGGGTGTCTCATATGCATAGGCATGAGAACCATATCCACCATTCGGATCGTAACGAACGAGATACAAATCATCCTCTAGGTGTAAACTCTTCTCCACACATACGTGATGGTGAAAGTAAAGTATATCACCAGGCTTCGCATCCACATCGTGGCGCGCAGGAGTGGATACAATCTCCGCATAGTTAATGCGGTTACCAAATTCATCAAACTTTGAAGCGAGGTAAAGCTCTTGCCCCGCAATAGAAATCGTGTCCTTGAACTTCTTTGGAAGTCGGACAACAAACATACCTAATGCTCTCATACTAAAAATTGAGGTCGTACTCTACTATACACGGCATATTCGCAACTTCCTTCCAAAACATAGTTCCATCCTTGGGATGCTCTATGTAGATTTTGTAGGTGCGCTCACCAGTTTTGTAGTACCCTCTTTCATTAAATTCAATTACTACTATTTTATTTTCCCCTACACGCATACCAACATAGTACGCCATAGCGTCTTTCGGGTTTTGCCCGATTACAATCTTACGAATTAGATTCATTTTAATTTAGTGTATCGTCACCAAACTTATCTATCCACCAATCTATCGTTCCTTCTTTTGGACTGTTCTCCGCTTCCGTTGCTTGCTGTATAAAAGCTAACAACTCGTCAAAATCATCCAAATTTGGAGCGTGAGAAGTGAATGCGATTTGTACTCTTGGCTCTTCTAAGTCCCAATCGGTGTGTGAAGCTCCAATAGCCATAGTAATTTCTTCTTCAAGACCATATTTATCCAATAATTCCTGTATTTCCTTGGCTTTATCGGTAAACTCTTGTAGAAAAAGGTCTATGTTGGTCATCTTAATTAGTATTTTTATCAAAAATAGGGAATTTAATGAAGTCAAAGAGGAGTAAGAAGAAGAAGATGCGAGAATTCGCTAGACTCCGCTCCTATGAATACAATCAAGAGTTTGGTAAGCTTAAAAACTTAGACTTTGCACTCAAATACATGAAGAAGGAACACAATCTGAACTACACTTTTATGATGATTATGCTTTTTTGCGTGGATTTAGAGTTCTGGACCGCTGATTATGTCGCTGAAAAGATGAATCGCAGTAGTATTAAGCTGAAAGAGCGGTTTATATACCCCGCTATGCACGAGGATTTGGTGTATAAGCACTTTGATAGGCTCTCACCTAGTAAAATGACCCCCGATCAACAGTTATTTTATGAAGAAACAAAAATGAGCTACCGAGTTCGCTACGCATTAACGCAGAAAGCCCGATTGCTCATTCAGCAATTCTATAAAATGCTAGAGGATTAAGCCTTCTTGTGACTGTATCCTTGCTTTTTGAGGCGTAAGTGATCTTTCATTGTCTTAGCCATTACCGCCTTACCATTCTTGTACATATTGTGAGGTTTAAAAACCTTACCACCTTTCTTGTACTTCTTTACCACTGCACCGCCAGTGTTGAATTTTTTTCCTCTGCCCTTTTTCTTATTACGTGCCGCAGCTTCTTCTCTCATGCGCTGAATGTCAGGATCATCATCAAACGGATCAGAACCTCCAAACGAAGATTCTCCAAAGGAACTCTCAAAGGTATCTTCAATTGAAGGGGCTTTGGTTTTCTTGAGAGCGGGGTCTACATTGTAGGCTTTCATAGATTCACTACTCTTGTGTCCCTTTGAATTTATAAACTTTTCAATCTGCTCTGTTTTTTGAAACAAGTCTAGGTTTGAGAAGTCTTTATCTAAATGCTCATTAAAAGCAATCAATCGGTCAGCCTCCTCACCTTTGAAGCTCATGTTACCTATATTGTAACTTGACTTGCTTTCAGGACTTGTAGTAGGTGGGTCAACTGGTGCTTTACCACCGGTCTTATATACCTTACCACCACCTTTAAATTCAATGGTCTTTCCTATCTTTTTCTCTATCGCTTTAATAGCAGACTCTCTTGCTTGAGCGCCAGATGCACCTTTTTTATAAGCAGAGTCATAAGCATTGTCAAATAAAGATTTGATTTCTTTGCTTTGTTTCATGTACCACCTACCTACTTCTGGTCTTACCTTATCGTCTGGATTTACAACTTTACCACCCTTTTGCATGTACCCCATCTTATTGCGTACTGCTGTCGGTAGCTTACTCAATCCTTTTTTGTCGCTAGGGACTTTCTTTAGTGCTTTCATTTCTTGCTTCTATTTTTTTTAGCAGTAATAAACTTCTTCTCCGTATGGTCGTAGTCCATTCCATCACCATTACCATAACGACCCGCATCCCTACGCTTCTTAACAAGCTCGGCACGGTACTTCTTCTTATCTCCACGCTTATTCAACTTGCGCTGGTACTTCCTGCGCTTTTCCGCTGATTCAGGGTTGTCCTTGTAGAACTGTGATGTACTCTTGCGTGCCTTCATATAATGCAAATATACTGATTATCAAGACACTACAACGAGACACTTAAACCATCACTTTACTATTGACATTCTCATAAAAATGTTGTAACTTCGCTTTGAAGAAAACATCTCTTGCATACACAGTAAGTAGACATCATACCTACACACCCACACTTAAACACTCAACATCAAGCAGTATTGAATACGGGCGCATTGTGTTCAATTCTAAGCTATCCTTTTAGTACTGCTCACACTACCCTCCAGGATCTCACACCCCCCACTTAAAGTATCACTTTAACTAAACACCCGCATCCCAATGATAGTACGTGTTTTAGGGGTAAAAAAAATATGAGTCCTACGTACCTGGGGGATTATAGTACAATAACACCGGGCGCGCACGCAACCCGAAACGGATATTTCGCCCCAACCCCCTCATTTCCAGGCTTTTACGTCCAATTATTTCAAGTTTTACTTCACACCGATCGGGCTATCTATATGATACACACAACGATAGACCACCCCATCTCAACAACCACTTCAACTCGGTAAGGGTAACCACACTCGGAGTGAGTCCTTTAGAGAGTGACACCAATCCACCCCACACACCTCCCATAGCCAATACCTATCACCTATTCACCAACGATGGATACGCTCTATAAGTCTCATATGGTACACGAATCACCATACAATCCACACTAGGTATTTACGCTCAAATGTGCTATTGAAGTGAAATAAACTTGAATGCACTTAAAACGTTGAAAACCAGGATTTTAGTGTTTTTGAGCCTTGCACTGTGGTATCGTATATGTCAACCATGGTTTGCAAATGTGGTGTCCGTACCATTACCTTTGTTGAGTTCTTCGGAACGACACACGTTCTTTTTTTCTTGGTAAATGCAACGCACCCCTTCGGGGGTTGCTCTTATGGGTGGTACGTGTACCACATGTTATGCTATGAAAGTTGAGGTTGAAGAAGTAGTAAACCCTAGTAATATGTCAACGCCATGAGAAGTTTGCGCCACGCCCCAAGGTTAACTGATGACCGCATTTGCGGACTCTTTAGTGAGTGGCTTGAAGGGGAAGTTAACGTGGTCGTTTGAGGGTATTCTAGTAGAGCCTACATTAAACAAATTAGCCGAAACCAACCAACGCTCACCTAATCCGTGGGCGTTTGGTTTTAACCATAAATTATATTGCTTTATGAAAGTAGCAAACTTCCTTAATGAATTAGAAGTATTAGGTTTCCCAATGGGAACATATCCAATGGACTTTAACAAGGATGGAAACATCATGTTGGAGTTACAAATTGGGCATAACCATGTAGCGGTAGTTGTATTGGATGAAGATGAGGATGAGTTTACGTTATCATTGAATGATAGCATTGCGCTTACCACATCGGTAATGTCAAATGTCGTTACCCACTTGGATAACTATGTAGCCGACTTCGGATACTAAACCAACCACCTTCGGGTGGGGGTATTAACCAATACATATTTATTATGTCAAACTTTAATAAATACTCAATCACTCTTAACGGAGTTCACTTCTTTATCCAATACTTAGGTAGGGAAGTAGAAGGTCAATGTAAATGGCACATCACATCAAAAGACATTGTCAACCTTGAAGAATACATAGACACTCTTTGGTACACAAAACAAGAGGCGATTGAAGCCCTTCAAGATTACATCTCCTAAACCAACCACCTTCGGGTGGGTCTTAACCAAAATTATATGCTTTATGTATTTACCTATTAGAGTACAAAGGGTGCTTATGAATGAAATTGTAAGTGCGATTGAAAATGATAGAAGTATAACCTCAAGCGGTGCGTTTGATTACAATGCTTCTACCAACAATGAATTCTTTAAGGTTGATGAGAATACGTACTTCGTAGTGTATTGTCCTAATGCAACGGATGATGAAGGTGATGAACACTTCAACATGATTGCCTTGGATATTATGGAGTATGATGAACCCATCTATGTGAATCGCCAAATCAAAGATGTACACGAGTTGTTGTACCAATTAGATTTGAAACTTGGTTCAATAGATATTGAAGTCTAATTCTTCTGGACACCGCACCGATCTTCGGATAGCGGTGGTTTTAACCAAAAATTATATGCTTATGAAATTAGCTAAACTATCAATAGGTGGTGTTGAATTCGGAACTCATATGGTATCGGAAGATACTTGGAACGGATGGTCAATTCCTTACATCAATGAGAAGGATATGCAAGAGTTTGTACGTAGAGTGTATGAAGTCTTCAATGAGGTTTCCGATTCTTATGATATCATAGAGAAGGAAGACGGTGTATATGTATGGAATGCATACTACACAAAGGATAGTAAAAACATCCTTGAACGTACCCAAAAGATTGCATCCTTTGAGGAGGGTGGAGAAACGTACTACGATATATTTTGTGGTCACGTTTGGGAACATGAAGAGGTCGCATAGCGACTTCGGTCTTAACCAAAATTAAATGTCTTATGGAGATTTCGGAACAATTAAAAAAAGATTCTAAGGAAGCAATCAACTATTTTAAAGATTACCCTATTGATGGGGATAGATATGAAGTATATTTTAATGATATCTTGATTCAATTAGCGAGTAAGATTTTAAACGAAGAGTAAAACAACCCGCTCCTGGCGGGGTCTTAACCAATACATATTATATATGGATGCAACACTTTCCTTTTGGAATAGGTCTATGTCTCAACAATTCACAATCAACAAAACCTTCAATGATGTTCAACATTATGAGAACTATGTTGCGAAGATGAAGTCACTCGGATACACCGAGGATGAGACTTGGACTAAAGATGAGGTACTCATCGCTCATTTACGTGAGGGCTTTAATAAAGCCATCGCTAACTCTAACATCAAGGTAGTAGTCCTTGAAAACCGCTTGTTTCAATAGCGGTGTCTTAACCAAAATAAAAGCTTATGAAATTGAATAGTGTTAAAGAGCCTTGGAACGAATTCGGAAAGAAGGGTATAAGAGGTATGGTGAATTTAGTTGGTCTTGGGTTTCATCCCGACAATGACTTTCACGATTACATTGATAGTAGCGGTACTAAATCATTTAGTGATGAAGATTGCGACATGTGTAATGAGTTGTTAGATTGGTATCACGAAGCGTTTGCTAATCGTAAGGAATGTATATATGGATATACTATTGATATCATGAAGGAAGGCTTCCCAAATGTTTTTGCCGAGTAACCAATGCCCCCTCATATAGAGGGTGGTCTTAACCAAAATATTTTATTATGTCTTACAATGGATACACCTCTTACGAGGCTTGGAATGTTGCTCTATGGATTGATAATACATACGAACTTCAAAAGACCTTCAATCGCCTGGTTGAGCTTGCAAATGATGAGCGTATCATGGGCGCGAAGCAAGACCTTATCACAATCATGAGAGCCGAATGCTTTAGTGAGTTTGGTGGAGATTGCAACCCCGATGGGGTATTAGTAACGAGAGAACGACTTGATGAATACGCAAGTATGTTTTTTGAATACCAAGGTGCATAGCACCTCGGTCTTAACCAATACATATTACTATGTTAGACTTACATTCGGTATATACACGAGATGAATTGTGTATAGCATTCGTGAGATTTGTAAACGCTCACAACCTGAGCCAAGAAGAGCTAAAGGATACGGATTACCTCCGTGACATTTATGCTAACTTCATTGAAGACCTATAGATGCGTTGCATCTATGGTATTAACCAAAATATATGTCTTATGACAACTAATCAAGATTACTTATTTATGAACGAAAACATAGGTAAGAAGTGCGTTATTACTAATAACATAGGAACAATTAGCGACCATATTGGCTACAAAGGGCAAACCTTAACTATAGAGTCCGTTTCCGATGATGGCTTCTATATATTAAATGGAGTCTATTGTTGTGACCATAACGAAGTAAATATTATTAACCTTTAAAAACTTGTATATGCCTAAGAAGTATAGAAACAAGAATGGCGAGATGTTGTACATCTTCGCTTGGAAAGGTGGTGGTGGTAACATGGTTTACGCCCCATCTAAAGCGGTAGCTCGTAAAAGAGCGATTGCTTTTGGTAAGGGACTATCCGACTCTAATGGTCGCCCTTACGACTACGAGGTATCTCGTGGTGTTGTTTTAGTGCCGAGCATGGACACCCTCCATGCCGTTACAACTTTCCAGGAGTACCTGGAATTTGACCGTGGACTCGCTATGATGGCGTGGTAAATCACAATCATCTATGAATGGGCACTCCGCCTATTCGGTTTTAACCAATACATTTTATTATGTTAGTATTATGGGTGCGTAGGATTGGTCAAACTAACTTATTCAATACCTACGGAGTGAAGATCGGTAAGTATAAGTACATGACCGATGAGAAGGTTGATGACATTTCAAGAGGAATTATTTTTGACATGAAATTGAATCAGCACTTCGGATGGAAATTATTATTCTAAAGTATGAGGGGCATCGCTCCTCGGTATTAACCAAAAGGACAAGTGCTACCTTGGTGGTCGGAGTGCTTAGTATTTAGCAATACGTTAGTTAACATCTCATGGATGTAAAACAGAGGTTCAAATCCTCGCTTGTCCACAACTTTAAATCAATTTACTATGTCAAATGTGAAACAGTCTTTGAAGACTATAAACTCAAAGCTTGACTCCGTATTGGAGTATTGCGTGGTCATGGACAAGACTCTTCTGGTCCATAAGTTAAAAGAGGTAGAGAATGAAATCGCTTTACTTGAAGTTCAATTACAAAATAATTAATAATGGTAACAGTTATGGATTACTTGGAGGCTAGAGTAGAAGCTCTCCAATCGCAACTAGAGTTGCAACGACAAATCAATGAAGTAGAGGGTAAAGTGCCGATTGATCCTGTTAGGGCAATCTACCTTATCCAACACCTTAACACCAAGTACGGAATACCGATGACTCATCTAGCTGATAGGTTGGGAGTTACACGTGAGTGGTTAAGGCAGAACTTGAAGGAAACCAGGATCACAAAGCCAATGCAAAATAGTGTGCAATCAATGGTAGAGGATATGATATCCGACCTCCAACTAGTTCTGGTTGAGGAACTTATCTAATTTAATTAAAGTAAAACTTTAAGTGTATGAGAGTATATTCAGCAAAATCCCACTTGCGTGGTGGGTTGGAGGGCATCTCCATGATCTTATTTTGGGTAGCGGTAATCACTTTTCAGCTACAAAATACAACGACTTTGGTCGCAATGTTTGTGTCATCTGTCGTTTTCTTCACTGCCTCACGACTAGTGAAAGTAGATAAGGTATTCAAGACCAGGTGATTATGCGATTTGACTTTTTAAATAAAATCGTCTAACTTCCCCGAACAGGTTACGTTCCTCTTGTGTGGCGCACCCAAGCGCCCTCACATATTCACATTAGGGGCATACTATATAATTTAATTAAAATCAATTACTATGGCGAACTATCAGTTCAAAACCACCAACATCAAGGGTAAACAGTATGTTGAGGTTAACGAGAGAATAAAGTTCTTTCGCTTAGATGAGCAGTACAAAGGATACTGCTTAGAATCCGAGATGGTGCATCTCACTAACGATACGGTTTGTATTAAGGCTATTATAAAAGATGCCTCAGATCGTGTAGTTGCAACAGGTGTTGCGTATGAAGAGAAAGGTGCATCACGTATTAATTCTACATCTTACGTAGAAAATTGTGAGACCTCAGCATGGGGTCGTGCATTAGCTAACTTAGGTATAGGTATAGATACATCTATTGCATCTAGTAGTGAAGTAGCAAACGCTATATCCCAACAAACGGGTAGCGGTACTGCTCCTTCCAATGATACTGATGTTTTTGGTAAGTCAGTAGACTATATTAAGAATGCTAAGAGCAAGAGTGCGAAGGAGACCGCTTACAATCAAGTACTAGTTAAGTATGGTAAGGAGTTTAGCGATAAGCAAAAGGCAGCACTAAAGAAATTTGTGTAATGGATTTCGCTGCTAAACTTATGGAGCGGACAGGGAAGGGATACCTTTCCTACTCCGCTATTAAATTCGCTGCCGATGGAGCAGATCAACAAGACATGAAACTTTTTGAGCTTTACATGAAGGGTAAACTTTATAAGGAAAGCGATGCATTTACGTTTGGTAGCGTATACGACAAGTTGCTACTAGAACCAGAGACCTTTACGGATGAGTTCTATGTTATCTACGATGAGGAGATAGTAAAAGAAATCGGTGGTTCTAAGCCTAGGTCTACCAAGAAGTATAAGGATTGGAAAGAAGAAGAAAGCCATACCGCTATTGAAAGTGGTAAGCGTGTTATCACCGAGGACTTGATAAAACAAGCCGAGGATATGATTGTACGTTTGGATGAATCGGAGATCATGAACCCCGACACAGGTGAGATGATTCCTGTCCGTAGATTCTTACAAGGCAAGGCTCAATACGAAATCGTTGATTGGATTGAAGACATCCCTGTCCGTGGATTTTTAGATGTACGTGGTGATGGTTTCATTACGGACTCAAAGACAACACGTAGCCTATCGGGTTTCAAATGGGATGTAGGCAAGATGTCTTACGACATTCAAGCATTCATCTATAGTCATGTTGAGGCAGAACCTAATTTCTATTGGGTCGCTCAATCAAAATCAGTACCCTACACTGTGGCGGTATACAAAGCTTCTAAACGCACCCTATCAATGGGTGAGGCTAAGTTTTGGTCAGCCATTACCAACATCATGAGATGGTTGGATTCACCAGAGAAAGAGACATCGTCTTTTGCTATTTACAAAGAAATTTAATTAACCTTTAAAATTAATGTTATGTCACAAGACAAGGTTTTTGCAGGCTACTTTGAGCCATTGAAGAAGTGGAACGATTCCACACGTAAGTATGAGGATATTGACCTCAGCAAAGTAAGTATTGTTGGTAAATTCAACTTTACATTAAATGAGTTAGAAGACATCAAGAAGTATGCTTCTAATCCTAAAGATGCGGATAAGCCAAGACGTGTTTATCTTGAGCTTAAAACCTCTAAAAAGGGTAGCCTCTATGCTGAGGTACAAGACCCTAACACATGGGGAGACAAAGGTGGTAGCAGTAATGCAGGATCGCCTAAAGAAGCTTTTGGTGGTAGCGATGGTTTACCATTCTAAGTGGAGTAATGCGATAGCATTATTTGCCCAAATGAATTGGGGGGTTCAGGTGTTAGCACTTGAGCCTCCCTTTTTTTTGGGAGAGCAAAAAGGTAAGAAGATTACGTTTGAAGGCGTAATCCTAAAACAATACCAAGGCAAAATCAATATCACAATCAACAGTAACACCGATTACTTGTGTTTAGTGTTTGATAATAAGCCTGGTGACAACCTTATACTGCTACGTACACAAGATGTTTTGGATATCGTAAGCAGACCGTTTGAAGTAATAGAGATTGTACCGCACATTAGACTAAAAGATAAAGTAGAGATAAGCCATGAGGGAGATTAATTATAACGAAGTTCTTGTATCCTATCACAAGGGTATAAAAAAAACTAGCATTCATCATATAGATACTTGGGTCATAGGACCAGAGACTAAGCCTCACAAAATCAATATGAATAACGCAATGATTAAGCAGTTGGAAGCTCGTGTGTACCCTAAAAAGTACAAAGGAGTAAGGAAAATCATGGTTATTAACATAATTTCAACAAAATATCTTGGAGATAGTTTCTATTATCAGTAGATTAGTATCAAATAATTCAATTTATGTCCTATACCGATAATCCCGAACACAAGCACATCATAGATTGCGTGCTTAAACAAAACGCATTGATGTTTGCAAACCTTGGCTCAGATAGTTCTAAGTTAGACTACGAGAAAGCTAAAATCAAAGAAAGACAAAAGCTCCGCAAAATAACGCACCTTGATCCTGAAAAGATAGAACGTCTTGTAAGGGATTCTCTAGACGACTAAAGAATGAAGTCATACGAGAAGGGAGCAATTGGGGAACATCGTGTAGTTGCCGACCTCATAAGCAAAGGATATCGTGTACATAAACCCCTTTCTGAATCATTGCCTTACGACTTAGTTGTATCTATTAAAGGTTTCTTTTTTAAGATTCAAGTGAAATACGTGACTCTAACAAGAGGGTATGTTGAGACTAGCCCAAGATCTATAACGTCTAGAAAAAGTAGAGTTATAAATATAGATTTTGATTTACTAGCAATTTTCTGTCCCGACACCCAGGAATGTTATTACGTATGGCGCAATGAATTTGAAGGGAGCGTACGACTGAGAATTAATAAAACAAAAAACAATCAAGGCAAAGGTGTTCGCTTGGCTAAAGATTACACACAAATAAAATTTAATGAAAAATAGTAGAATAAACTTTTCCCAAATGATGAAGCTCTCTAGCGAGTTTAAAGCAATCGTTCAATGGTGGAACGAGTACTCATCAAAGAGCGGATTTACTGATAATAGACAAAGAGGAAACATCATATTAAAACACTCCTTCTTTGTATCGTGTCGTGAGTTAAGCGGTCTTTCTTTAAATGAGATAGGTCAAATCGTTAACAAAGATCACGCTACTGTTCTTCATGCAATGAAGCAACATAAAAATAATCTCATATACCTACCTACATACTCAGATGTGTACGAAGAGATTTACCATGGCATTAAGAATGCATTGGCTCTCAAGGGTATTCTACGTGAGGTAGAAAATATAAACGATGTACGTGAGCTTAGGTTTCGGCTAGTTAATATCTCAGAAAGATTGAGGATGAAGATACTAGAAGTTAACGACTTAAAAACAAAAGTTGAAGGCGCACCTGAGAAATTAAAGCAAGAGAATGCATTTCTAAAGAAACATAGCGGTCAAATATATGAACGCAATAAAAGATTAGAGAGTGAATTAGCCAGAGTAAAAAATTTAATATGAAAAACATGAAACAATTCTTACGCATAGCAAATGCTAGGTTAAGAAAACTGTATCCAAATAAGATGCAGAGAAAGGCTTGGGCTGCTAATATGTGGCGCAGATATGTTGAGAGACAGAACATAGAAAGAGACTTATAGAATAAGGTGTCTATACTATTAATTAAGCCTAATAATTGACAGCACCTTATAGTAATAGAGGGAGGGGTTTTTACTAACTTAATACTAAAATGAAATGGTTATTCGTTCCCTCCCTTTATTAACCCCACTGTACAGAATAAGGGTAAAATTGTACGTTTAAGCATACAAAATAAGGGTAAATTGTTTCATTATACGTACATACATATAACCTTTAAAATTAGGCGCACAGATATAAAAATGGGCGCAAACCTTTAACACCAAAGAGAAATGAAAATAATAATAGGAATCATTGTAATAGCACTACTTGCAATAGGTGCTTATTGGACGGGCAAGGCTTTTACTCCCAAAGAATTTTACGAAGAAGCCGACTGCTATATATGCTATGGACTTAAGATATGGGCTTTGTTTTGGTTAATTGTGGTAGCATCTTGGGGTGTTGGTAGTTTGGTTATGCAGTTACTTTAACAACAAACGAGAAATGATTGAAGTCACACTACTAATTATCGCAATTGCATTTGTATCACTCATCGTAGTGAAGGAAATCCAAGACTATCTTTTTTGGAGGCGCATTGACAAAGCATTTGAGAATGGTTTCAAAGAGATGAATGAATTATTGAAAAAGAAACTTGAAGGAGTTGAGGATAAAGACTTTTATTCTTATTGTATGAAAACCTTAAAAACAAAAGAGAAATGAAAACATTAGTTCAACTATTAAACGATGCCGTAGTAGAGGCAGATATTCGTGGACACAAAGGAAAAATCAATGTATCCCCTGCTTTTTTTGATATAAGGAATTACTCTGAAAAAGAAAAGTGTATAGGTTATTTAATCTACGCAGGTAGATTTGGTGGCTACGAGTTACAAAGGGACTCAAGTCTACAAGGATATGGCATAACCTTTAACACCAAAGAGAGATGAACGAAGAGATTAAAAAGATGGTCATGAGACATTGCGAGTTTCTCTCGTTCTACTTACAAGATTACGAGGAAAAGCTATCTACCGATCCATATAATGATGAG